CAATGCCTTCTTTCGATATTATTGAATTTGGCATAGATGATATTGTTCGATCTGGATTAGTCAAAGAGTACATTATCGCAAAAATGCAACTAGGTATGTAATGTTTAATCATGTAGATATTGAACTCCCGAAACTTTCAAGGGAGACAATTGATGGGGTTCGTTATTATTCAGTTCCTGATGAAGATGAACTACTAAAATTAGTTTCAATTACTTCAGTCACAAGTCATTTCAACAAAGAGATATTTGTGAAGTGGAGGAAGAAAGTTGGCGATGTCGAGGCAGATCGTATTACGAAGGCTGCTACTACACGCGGGACATCATACCACTCACTTACGGAAAATTATTTACTCAACAAGAAACTTCCTAAAGGATTACCTATTTCTGAGTTCTTATTTAAGATATCAAAATCTACACTCAGAAACATAAATAACATACACACTTTGGAAGGTTCACTGTATAGTAAGCAATTAGGAATTGCAGGAACCGTTGATTGTATTGCAGAATACAATGGTGAATTAGCGATAATCGACTTTAAGACATCTGCAAAACCAAAACCTGTTGAATGGATTGAACATTATTTTGTTCAAGCTATGGCATACGGTTGTATGTTATACGAACTCACTGGGTTATCGGTTAAAAAACTAGTTATCATCATGTCATGCGAAAATGGAGAGTGTGTTGTCTATGAAGAATACGACAAAGCAAAGTACATCAAACTACTCGGAGAATACGTTAGTAAGTTTGTTCAAGATAAATTGGAACTCTATGGAACCGAATAAAGAACTTGAGAAGGCTATTGAGAAAAAGTTTCTAACTCCATCCAAGTTTGCGATTGAGATTGAGAAAATAGTTGCTGAAGAGGAATTCAATTACATTGATGCAATCTGCCACTATTGCGAATCTAACAATCTTGAGATAGAATCAGTAACGAAACTTATTTCAAAGTCTCTCAAAGAGAGATTAAAATGGGACGCAACCCGTCTTAATTTTATGAAAAAGACAACTCGTGCTAGACTACCTTTGTAATGAAAAAAGCAGAATTGATTCATTGGAGGTTACAAGCAATACTTCGGGAACACAGTATGCCAGATCTTAAGTATCTTGGTGTAAGACCCGATAGTATTGGTGTACCTCAACATTGGTACCAAATCGGTAAGGCAGAAGTGCCTTGCGATGCAATTACAGAATTAGACACTGAAATTACTGATGATGATCAAGAAGAAAGTGACACCCTTTGAAACCTATCAAACATATCTTTCAATTAAGAATCATTTTTCAAGTCCGAAATATGATTACTTTAAGTATGGTGGTAGATCAAGAGCCAAGATAACTGCTTTCAATAAAAGGAAAGATAAGTATTGGTTCGAGAAGACATCAAGAAAATATCCTGATCATGAAATCGTTGATTTTCTTGTGTCCAACTTTGTGAATACGGATAATCCTTCTGGTCTATGGATTGGTGAGATCATCAATTCTGGTGAGAGGAATTACTCAGAATGGTCAAGACGACAACAAAGTCTTGGTTATATTTTTAGAGAGCAAGTTACTGAGTTATTCAATGAATTTGATTTGGATAATTTATTTGATTGCTCAAATGGCCACCCGATAATACTGAAACAATATCTTGGTGGTCACATTGACTTAGAGACTCTTGTTATACTTGATAAGATCTTTGAGTTTCGTTCTAAGTTTGATAAAAAACTTACTGATCCAGTGTGGGAAACCGTAAGTCTCAAATTAAGGAAATATGATCCTTTCATAAATATTAATGTGTTTCAATATAAAAAAGTTTTACGAGAAGTGGTAAATGAGTGAATTTTTTGATTCAGATATAGTTAAAGAAGAATTAACTAGTATCAATAAGTTGCAGCAGGAGATCTACGGAGCTACTATGCACTATCCTACAATGTCTCGTGAAGAAAAATTGGAGCATGTTGAAAAGTTAACAGAACTGACGGATAAACAGAGAGTTATGTACACTCGTCTTAAACTATCTGATGATCCCGAAGCAAAAAAGACATTGAATGATCTAAAAAGATCTATATCCATATTTGGTTATGGTGAAGACGTTGATATGAACTTGTTTTTTGATGCTGTTCACAAAACCATACAATCATTACGAGTCAATATTGACTAAATGATATGTCTTTGTTATAATAAAACCAATCCAACGAAATCCAACTTAATCCGAGGTAATCTAAATGTCATTTGCTGATTTAAAGAAGCAATCAAAACTAGGCTCTCTAACTGCTAAGTTAGTTAAAGAAGTCGAGAAGATGAACAACAACGGTGCATCAGGTGATGACCGTTTCTGGAAACTAGAAGTAGACAAGAGTGGTAACGGTTATGCTGTTATTCGCTTTCTACCTGCACCAGACAAGGAAGATCTTCCATTTGTTAAATTATATTCCCATGCCTTCCAAGGCCCCGGTGGATGGTACATTGAGAACTCTTTGACTACTTTAGGTCAGAAAGATCCTGTATCAGAATATAATTCTCAATTGTGGAACAACGGAACAGATGCTGGCAAAGACCTTGCTAGAAAGCAAAAGCGTAAGTTAACTTACATTGCAAACATCTATGTTGTAAAAGATCCATCTAATCCTGCAAACGAAGGACAAGTATTCTTATATAAATTTGGTAAGAAAATCTTTGATAAACTAACTGCAGCAATGCAACCTGAGTTTGAAGATGAAGAAGCAATCGATCCATTTGATTTCTGGCAAGGTGCTAACTTCAAGTTAAAGGCAAAGAATGTCGCAGGATATAGAAACTACGATAGTTCTGAGTTTGCATCACAAAGTCCTCTATTAGATGACGATGATGCGATGGAAGCAATCTGGAAGAAGCAAAGTTCTCTTGAAGAGTTCAGTGCAGCATCTCAGTTTAAAACTTATGATGAACTTAAGACTCGTCTTGAGTATGTCTTAGGTAAGAGAGGTACAACACCAGTTGCACAAGATCCAGAGGTTCAAGAAGAAGAGTATGAAGTTGAGACTCCTGCACCAAGGGAAACTGTTTCCTCAGTTGCAAGAGGTTCAAGTGAAATAGAAGATGACGATACGTTATCGTATTTCCAAAAACTCGCAGAAGACTAAAAGAAAAGGGGTCGCAAGACCCCCTTTTTTATGGCATGGTTATATTTGTATTTTCCGTCTGTATTATATCATCATCCACGAACTGTGATGATGGGCCGTAAATCATTATATCTCGGAAGTCATCAAGGAATTGTTGTAAGAATCCATTTTTAAGAACAAATATATTTCTTTTATCATTATTCAATCGAGTCTCATAAACATAATTACTTACTGCAGAAACAGGATCATCAATTGCCACTACATTTGTTCCTAGTTTAGTAAGATCATTAGTTTTAACTTCACCATTATCATAATAAAATAATTTAAAATCTTGATTGACTACTTTACCCTTCTCCAATACAATTCTACCCTTAGAGTCTTTTATTTCTTTAGTTTCAAAAAACTTATTATCATTTAAATTTTCACCATATTTATTTGATGCATATTCATATAAGTCGTTATTTGATAAAGGCCATTCCGCACGAATATTCACGATACCTGCACAAACTATAACAACCCAGTCAAGTTGGTCAGAATTATATAATTCCTCTGCAACATTATCAGGTCGAAATCCCTCTGGTATTTCATACTTATCAAACAGAGTAATGATGCTCTGCAAATCTTCTCTTAGTTTGACACGACGAAATAAATTTTTGGCATCAACATAATCTAATGATGAGTTCTTATCAATGAATGATGGATATCTAAGTGTTGGTAACTCTCTGAAATACATTAGAATCCTACTCCTGTTGTTTCTTGATTGTAATCATCAAAGTAGATGGGTTCGATCTCTTTGAATGTTAAGTCAAGTTGCATAGAGATTGGTGTTGCATCATCATATGTTGCATATACACCCTCACCAGTATAATTAACTGCCATGTTAGTCAAAAAGCATTGTTTAAATTTATTTAAGAATGGATGATCACTATTACCCTTTCGATATCTTAGCTCAAATAGATTAGGAGTTTTCATAAAAATTGAACTTCCACCAATTGTATCTCCACCAAGTTTTGGTGCCATGTTCTGTTTAAATGATCTGATGATTTGTTTACACTGATTTGCTTCAGATGGACTACGAGGTGTAAACTTGAATGAGAAACTAAAACTTCTTAATGTAGGGCCATTGAATAGTAATTCTAAGTTGGGATTAAATATCTGACCACTTTGTCTTGCAAGTAGTTGTTCTGGTGATACGTTCGCTCCAAAGATACCCATTGCAGAGGATGTTGCTTTTGCTGTTAATCCATCTTGTGCTGCTTTCATAAGTGCTTCTGCTTCACCCGGAGCTAAGTTTCCACCGATCATTTCAGATGCGTTATCTACTCCTTGTTTAAAAGTTTGTGCACCAGATAAAGTTTTAACTGCCTCCGCACCAGACTTCATAACACCACTCACCGCACCAGCAGCAGCACCAGTAAGAGTATTCATTTTACTGTCACCATAACTTGCACTATTACCATCTTTAATATCTGATGGTATTTGTAGTAGAATAGTTCCTGTATTTTTGACTGCCTTTGTAGATAAAGAACCTGATCGTGTATTACCAGCTCTAGTGTTTAATGTATTTCTTCCAAATCCTTTTTTCTGTATTAATCTTGATCCATCTCTTTTATATTCTTTTATATCTATCTGTAAATAGTCAGTTGTACCTGTTAATGCTTCTAACGGATATCTTAAAATTGCCATATCGACCTTATTTTTTAACTATTTAGACGAAATTTTCCAAAGGGTAATGCTTGAAGATCTTTTATCTCTTCAGCAGTCACTTGATATATACCACCAACTACTTCATTAAAGGTATATTGCCTTGATTCTCCCCAGTGAAAATTAACTCCTACGAAACCCCAAGAAAATACACCTGTGACTGCGACAAGGGGATTTTGATCATATCTAATTCCCGGAGTTTTTGGATTATAAACAAATAAACAGAAGTTACCTGCCTGTGGTGCACCACCCTCTGTGAGTAGATCCATAATTTCTACCATCAAATCATCGGGATCTTCAATCCCGATCAAAACATCTAATGCTGGTGCAATTCGACTCATTTAATTCCTAGTTCATCTTCGGTCATCACTTTGAATTCATATAGTCTATCTTTACAATATTCTGTAGCTGCTTTCCATTTTGCTTGATTACGAGCATATTCATATGCTTCATATAGATAACTCTTTGTCTGTCTTTTTGGTTTGGAAGGAGGTTTTAATTGTTTCTTTGGTTTAACTTCAATGATATATTTTTTAATTTTACCTGTAGTCTCCTTTAACTTAACATAAAAATCTGGAAAGTATCTATGAATCTTTTTATCTACAGGAGATCTGTATGGTATTGCAATCTCTTCACTTCCCCACTCAAGTATATTTTCATTTAGGTCACAATATACCATGAATTTTCTTTCCCATAAGGAACGATAAATCACTTTTGTATAATCACCTTTGTATTTTTGAGGGTATGTAGGTTGATACCTTCCCTTATATGACATAAATAGAAATATAGTAAAATCATATAGGTATTTAGTGTGA